AAAACTTGCAAATAAATCACCGGCTTTTGAAAACTTACGCAAAGCTACAGGATCTTTTGCAATTTCTTCTTCTTCTTTTTTTGTTAAAAGATTATTAATAGTTTCTGGCTGTGTTAACAATGGCTGTATCATAGATTGCATATCTTGTGTTTCACCAGTAACAATATCTTTAACGGGAGACATTCCCATCATACCTGTTGCAAGTTGTTGCGGTTGAGCCTCAAGCAAGCTTGCAGATGCGACTGGTAGAGCCATAGGTAAGTTTACGTCTCTAGCAATATTTCTTACTGCTTGTCTTTGCCTAGGAGAATCTGGTATATCGCCTTTAGCGTAATCTCTAAAAAGACCTAATAGATCAAGAGCTTGTATATCTCCTTTATTTCTTCTTGGATTTGCCATTTATCCAACTCCTCCTGCTGTAGGGGTTTTTGCTTTAAACAATCTTTCACCTAAAGGATTAAAAAATCCTCCACTAAATCCTGCACCAAGCAAGCCTGTTGCTCCACTAAGTATTCCACCTAGCCCTGGTGATGATTGTGTTGTTTGTGTCTGACCAACTAATTGAGGCATCATGCCTAAACCTTGGCCAAGTAATCCTAACTGGTATGCTGGATATTGTTGTTGTCTCATAAATTCGCTGAAAGCAAAGTCTTTTTCTGCTTGCGTTAATCCTCTGCCAAGCTCTCCAAAACCAGCTAATGTACCTAACGCTTGTTGTTGTCCGCCTAGTAAGCCACTTAATAAACCAGCTTGTTGTTGTCTACCTCTAAGTTCTAATTCTGGTGCAAGCATAGCTAATTGTTGTTGTCTTGCTATGTCAGACTCGGCTGCTCTTTGTGCTGATTCAAATCCTGCTTGTCGTAAACCAGCGGCTGTTCTCAGTTTCTCTTCTTGTAAAGGTCTTAGTGCTTCTTGCTCGTATATAGTTCCTCTTGAACCGCCAAACGCACCCGCACGCAAAGCTACATCTTCTGCTTGTTGTCTTTGTATATCCTCTTGTCTAGCTATGTCTTGCATTGCAAGATCAATAACTTGTTGCTGATACGGTGATTGATATGCACCAATATCTACATCTAATAAAGATGGTACAGCACCTACTTGTGGTGCAGCTTGACCAGCTAGTTGTTGTAATTGTGCAGTAGGATCATAACCAAAAGCAGTACCAAATAAGCTTTGTGCTGCTGATTGAGCTTGTAGTTCTTCTGGAGATAAGCCTGCTATTCTATCGCCAGTATAGCCTTGAAATGGTATATCAGCAGCTTGTTGCGCACGCTGATAGTAATCCATGTACAAGTCTTTCTGCCAATCTGGTAGCGTTGCTTCTTGTTTAGTTGTTTGTTTGCCTTTACTCATAAATCTTTTCTAATTAAATGTTCTGTTACAAATCCAAGATGTTTAAGCTTTCTTGTCCATCCTTTTCTGCCACCACCGTAAAGTCTTTTGACTCCACATTGCTTTGCATACTCTTCTATATGTGGCAACATTGCCTCTAATTCTTTATAGTCACCACCACAAAAAAGTAAATTCATTGCGGTGTGCTGTGGAAATACTACAAACTCTGTTACAAAGGCTGCGTTTTTACTAGCCCAAAGTAGGAATATTCCTTCTCTTATTTTATCTTCTATGTCATCAATTGTATAGGCATCTTGATGTTTAACCGCTTTTGCTATAAGAGGTTTGGTTCTTATCCATTCCTCTTGCCAGCTTTCTTTAATCGCCTTTTGCATACTCTACTAGACTTACTACTATGTTTAAATTTGTATGGTTAGCTTGTGCCTTTAATATCTCGCCAGCTTTTAATACTAAGTCTCTGGTTAATAATTCATCGGTTGCGTGTGCGCTTATGTTGTGTTCTTTAAATACATGGAATACATCTGATCCAGAAGTAATAGATAAGTCTACGTTAGTTTGTTGGTTGTCATGGTCGCATACCAAAATAGATTCTATGATTGCAAAATCAAACTCATCACCTGATGGTGCTGTATATATAGTAGTTAAACTAGTGGTGTTTAAATCTACTTTTGCATTAGTAACTTGTTGTATGTATTGGCTTTTACTTTCTGGAGATATCATCTTCTACCTCTTGGTTTACCATCTACTCTTATTTTACCAACTTGGAAATCTTGGGTTAGTGATCCTGTTACTCTCATAGATACTTGTCTTGCGCTAAACCTTGCATCTGTGTAGCCATCATAATCATCAGCATCAAAAGTAAAATTACCAAAATCTGTTTCTGGGCCTAACGGTGCAAACCTACCTTTAAATCCTACTGTTATGCCTGGTAATGTTGCTGCTTCCTCGTCTGGAATAATCTGATTGACTTGCACTACTCTATCACCATTACCTATTTCTATAGGTGCGCTTTCACAAAATGGTACTTGCGTTCCTATGCCTGGTGAATCGAATAAAACTCTTTTGTCATGCTCATATACATTACCACTTGAATCACATGCTAATGGGTAATCAAATACACCTTGGTCTACCCAACAACTTCTGTCCATTGATCCTATTGACCATACGTTATCTAAATAATTCCAAATAACATATTTGTTTGGTGTTGATTGGTAATCATCGCCAACTGGGAAGAACCACCAAATCTCATTAAAGTCTATGTTGTGTGTACCAAAAGTATTCTCTTGGTTGCTAACTCTTATGTTGTCAAATATAAAATCATGTACATCTGATTTAAGTTCTCTTAACCTACCATCAAATGTAAAGAATGAATTTTCACCTATCCAAGATAAGAAGCTACCAGATGATGCTATAGCTCTTGGGCTGATAGCTTTACAGTTTACGCCAGCATCTTGTATACCATATACAAAAGGTGAGCCTACATAATAAAGTCTATTAATACCAACGTCTGTAAATATAATAATATCGTTTTGCCATTTAACTGCGTATAAAGCTCTACCGCCTGTTGGTATTTGCAGATCACCTGCTGTGTTTCTAGCAGTAGATGTCCAGTTAGTGTTATCTTCTCTGTCTGACCAAGATACTCTTCTTGGATCTGTATATGATCCTATAGCTATTAGGTGTCTTTCATTACTAACTATAATAGCTTGACAGCCTATTGGAGAATTACTTATTTGTGTAGCTATAGTATCTGGTGAACCTGATCCCGCATCTGGTCTCCATTGGTATATTTTACCGTCACTAGAACAACAGAAGACTAAATGCTCACCCCAGTTATCAAATGAAAAATGATCTACTTTAAGTGCTAGTGTTGATGATGATCTTTCATCACCGTAATCTTCTTCACCGTAATCGTATGTACCATAACCAGTTGATGAATTTACTATATCACCAACAAAACCAGATGGTGTTATATCTATCCAAGCATCTTCATAAAATACATAGACCTTACTTCTAGTACCAACTGCTAAAACTTTTTCTCCGTCATTAGTTCTATATGAATACATGGCTATAGGAGTGCCTGTTAGGGTAGTGCTTTCAAAGTTTGTCCAACCGCCAATAGGTTTTAAATAACCGTTTTCAAAACGTACCAAATCACCATCTACCCAACGTCCTTTGTTAGCGTAGTCAGTACCGTTCTTGATTATTCCTGCGGGTGGTGTGATTGGGTATAGGGCCATTGTCAGCTCCTATACTGTACGTTTCCACATATAAGCAACTATGTATGGTTGTAAGTTATTATGCGCCCCACCGCCACCTGTAGCTTGTGTAGTTTGTGTTGATGTTGGCGCACCACCAGCAACCTCTATTGCTCCAGTACCACCTGGATTGTCACTAGTGCTTAATGAATGTGTATGCGATGGTATTTCACTAATAGAAAGTGTATGAGTTTTTGCACCACCAGTCTCTTCTGCTGTGTCAAAATCTGTATCAGAAGAATCTAAACCAACTATAACTTTACCAGCTCCAAAAGCTACCCATGTACCAAAGCCAAGTAATGTTGCTGGATTAGTTGCGCTAGTTGCATTGATATAAATAGATCCAACTGGATATACTTTTTCTAATACGTTAGTGCCATCGATTTGTAGCTCGCCACCACTAGTATTTACATTACCAGTAGCAGTTACAGTTGTTGCTGTTAGTGTGGTTGCTGCTACAGTTGATGCTGAATTAGCACCGATAGCAGTACCATCAATAGCACCACCATTGATATCTACTGTAGTTAATGTAGATGTACCACTGATTGTTGCGCTGTTTAAAGTAGCTAAACCAGTTGTTGATAAAGTAGTAAATGCACCTGTAGAAGCTGAGTTTGCTCCTATTGGTGATCCGTCTATAGCACCTCCGTTTACATCAATGGTTGTAAAAGATGCTGTACCAGTAGAGGTTAATGTTCCTGCTACTGTTAAAGTTTTATCGCTACCAACATTTAAACCAACACTAGTTCCGTTACCAGCGTCTGCAAAGATATTATCAATTTGATCTAAATCGGTGTTTAATCTTGTTCCCCACTCATTAGTAGCGCCTCCTACTTGTGGTTTTCTTAAGTTTAAATTGGTGGTATAGGTATCTGCCATGATGCTTACTTCTTAAATTTGGATTTTATTAACTCAATCCATTCTGGTTTCTTTTTATATATTATAAACAATATTACGCCTGTTATGACAATTATCTCTATCAAGACTTCCATATTAACCTCCGATTGTTTTTGTTTCAGTAGTTGGGTTTATCTCTTCAGATATTTTTGAGTCTAAAGCAGATTTTAAGTTTGCTACTTCCTCTTCACCCATAATGCCTTCTACCCAACCAGTAACCACTTCATTGGTTAGGTCTGCAAAAGGTATAAAGTCTGAACCAATATCCTCTAAAGATAATGACTGAGTTCCATAAACACTAGCTGTATATGGTACTTCTTGACCATCTACTTCATGTGTCTCGCTGCTTTCAGCGTTTAATCTCCAATGAACGTTATAAACTGTGTCAGTATGTCCTTCGTAATCAGGATATACGTCAACTGTTTTACAGTTCCATTCATATGTATTGCTCATGTTATTCTCCTTTTAGTTTAGCAATTTCACTTTTTAGTTTTGTTACTTGTTGTTCTAATTCTTGAACAGCTTTTACAAGCGGTGTTACAAGTTTACTATAATCCATTTGATAATGCTCGTCCTCTGAGCCTGATACAGCGTTAGGTACTATTTCTTTTACCTCTTGTGCTATAAGACCTTCATCAGCTTTACCATCTGCTTTCCAATTATAAGCTACTGGGTTTAGTTTAGTAATTACTTCTAAACCTCTAGCTTCACCTGTAACGTCTTTTAATCTTGCATCTGATGATGTGTTGTATGATGTAGTCCCTCCTGCTGTAGATACACTACCAACTGATGTGTCACTTTTTCTAAAGTCTATAATAGTTCCATTAGTGTTACGATTCATGATAGCAACTGTAGCAGTATCTCTAGTAACAGCTAAAAGACCATCATTCCTTAATTCAATACCAACATTAGCAGTAGCTGTTGAAGTTTTCCCAACTAATAAATTACCACTACTATCTATTCTTCCAACATTACTTCCATCTATTTTAAATAAAACAGCCGAGCCACTTGCTGCGTTATCTCTATCTGCTTCAAATATAAGTGAGCCATTAGATTGTCTTATGAATGAAGAACCACCTGAATCTTGTAATTTAATATCTGCAAATTGGTCTGAGCTTTGGAAAGTTGCAACTGTATCTGTTGTGCCTGAATTAACGTGTAAAGCTGCACTTGGCGAACTTGTGCCTATGCCAACACGTTGACTGCTATCTATTCTGAGTGCTTCAGTACCACCTGTCTGAAAAACCCAATTTGCATTTGTGTAAA